ATGTCGCCCAGAGTATAGAGTTAGAGTATAGAGATAAGAGTATAGAGAAAGAGAATAAAGAAGAGCCAAAGAAACCTCCTTGTAAATATTCTGACGAACATTTACGTCTTGCTGAAAAGTTAAAAAATAATTTAATCAATGATTTTCCAAGTGAAATGAAAAAAGTGAAGATTGAAAAATGGGCTGACACGTTTAGGTTAATCGAAGAACGAGATCAACAAACTATTGCAGCAATTGACTATGTTCTTGATTGGTTACCGACAAATTCATTCTGGTTTGGAAACATTAGAAGTGCTTCTAAGCTAAGAGCGCAGTTTGAAAAACTAAAATTTGAAATCAAGAATGAAAAAGAACGGGGCCAACAACGAACGACTTACCAACGTCAAAATGTTAGAACTGAAAGTTTACCAGAATGGGCAAAAGAATCAAATAACCAGCAAGAAGAAAAGTTATCGCCAGAAGAGCAAGCGGAACTTGATAGACAAATAAAAGAATTCATGGAGGGAAAATAATGAACGAATTAGTTAAATTAGTAGAAGAATGGGCGAAAGAAAAGCATTTAGATAAAGCAGAGCCTGAAAAACAAATGCTAAAAGTGATTGAGGAAGTCGGAGAAGTTGGCGCTGCATTGGCAAGAAACAACGAAAATGACCTAAGAGATGGTATTGGAGATGTGGCTGTGACATTAATTATTCTCGCTATGCAAAATAACATGGACTTATACGAATGCTTAAATCAAGCATATAGCGAAATCAAAAACCGCCAAGGAAAAATGGTAAACGGAGTATTCGTCAAAGAAGCCGATTTGTAAGGTTTGGGGTGGAAAGAAATAATGACAAAGTACCCAACACAAGAATTAAAAAACAAAAGAAAATCTCATGTGCAATTCATGAGTACAGAGGCAATGAAGAATATTTATGAGCTAGGCTATCCCTTTGAATACTTCGAAGATAGTTGCCAATTTGCGATTGAAACGCCTATAGGTGTCATTGATTACTTCGGGATAAATGGCACTTGGGTAGTCCGCAAAGGACAAGACCGAGGGAAAGGGATACGAAAATTGAAGCAGTACATCAAAAACAAAGTAGGTGATCTCATGGAAAAAGTAAAAGTAGTGAAATGTGCTGGGTATCTGGATAAAGACGGGAACATCACTAATCAAATTAAGAAGGCGATGCATTATACAGACGATGAATTAGCGAATCTTGCTGCAGAAGTGGCAGGTGGAAAGGTCGTAAACGTTGTAATTCCACCAGAAAAACCAAAACAATTACTTGAAAAAGTGAGAGAAGAATCATTTCAAGAAAAAGCTAAAAAGAAAACCAAGAGCAATCAGTCTTGGATGAATAAGAAATAATTTGTTGGTTTTTGTAGCGTGATTTAACCGTAGCTAGATTTTAAAACTAGTTTAGGGTAATTAATCATAAATGATTTAAAACGCCTTAAATCGAAAAATAAAGCGGTGAAATTGTGAGGTAAAAAGATGAAATTAACTAGTGTGACATTTAAGCCGTCGGCTGAACGTTTTCCGCCAATTGTGGCAATAGATTTAGACCAATTAACACCGGATGAATACGTGACGCTTAGAAATTTGGGCTATGACACGCAACTTTCTAAAATTACAAAAAGGACCTTTGAAGAGTTGGAAGGCCATTTGGGAATTCGAGGAGACGTTGCAAAGAAAAATGGATTTTATGTATTAATCAAATAATCAGGAAGGAGTGGAGGTTTGGTCGACCACAAAGAATTCTTTACTCCTTTGAAATTATGATAGTATGGGCACTATTTGATAGTGGGAACGGATGTTATAAACGTTCTGCACAAAAGTTTGAAGATATAGAAATATACAGCATAGGTTTGGATATTGAAAACAAGAATGACCATTTTATTCATCTGAATTTAGCGGACTATTCTTATATGTTTAATGATAATAAATTATTCAAAGTTTTAGACAAATTACCTAAGCCAGATTTAATCATTGCAAGCCCACCGTGCGAAAGCTGGTCAGTAGCTAGTGCAATGAAAAATGGGAATGCTTGTTGGAAAAGAGAAGATGTAACAGATAATTTATTTGCGCCACAGATATTACCAAGCCCTTTTACTATAAGAACCACAAAAGATTACGAAGATACTAATTATGTTTATGAACGACAATTTTTAAAAAGAGTGAATGGTGAGTTAACGGTTTTTAATACTATAAAAATTATAAAAAAGTACCAACCCAGATATTTCATTATTGAGAACCCGGCTAATGGTAAAATTTGGGAATATATTGAAGATGTCTTGAATTTTAAACTACCATTTAAAAATTTAACCAGGTATAACAATTATGATTATCCATTACAGAAGCCCACGAAATTTGCCAGTAATATTCATTTGGGATTGAAAAATAAAGTTATTAAACAAGAAATTGCCTGGGGCAATTTTTCCAAAAGCTATAATGAACGATCAAATATTCCAGAAAAATTAGTCGATGACATATTTAAAAAAGTTTTAGAGAAAAATAAATAGAAAGGAGTGGGAGGTTTGCGGCCGCAATTAAAAAGCTTTTTGCTCCTTTAAAAACAATGAAACTAACAACAGAAAAAATAAATGAACTGCTAGGTGTTGATGATGCCTACAAAGCGCCAGAAGCGCTCATGAATATATTACTAAGTCGTGATAAGCGAGAAATCGTGTTTAACAAATTTTTAGAAATAGAAAAGGATTTAACTTTCGATTGGTTTCACGAATATTTTCAAGACGAACACGCTGATCGAAAAGTCAAGAAACAAGATTTTACGCCAAATTCCATTGGCGAAGTGATTGCAAAAATCGTAGGTCCTGGAAGTGGATTGACACATGAAGTAGCTTCTGGGACAGGTGGAATGATCATACAAAAATGGCGAACAGACAGACTATCTATTGGTTTTTTTGAATATAAACCATCAATGACTTTTTACGATTTAGAGGAGTTATCTGATAGAACCATTCCGTTCCTTCTGTTCAATCTTGCTATTCGTGGGATGAATGCCACCGTAGTCCACGGTGATTCGCTAGACAGAAAAATAAAACAGATTTACTTTTTACAAAATTCAAAAGATGATTCGTTGGCTTTTAGCGATGTAAATGTTATGCCACACAGCGATGTGGTCACAAGAGAGTTTCAAGTCAGAGAATGGCTAGAAGAGGCTATCGACCACATCGAAAGTCACAGCATGTTAGGAGGAGAAAACGAATGAGTAAACGCCCCAGACTTTTTACTGGCTATTTTTTAGAATGGATTGAAACTTACAAAGTCGGTGCAATTAGAGATATCTCAGTTAGTAAATATTATATAGCCCACAAACACCTTACTGAAATTTGCCCTGATTTAACGATAGATAAATTAGATAGAAAGGCTTATCAAAGCATTCTTAATGAATACGCTCTGACACATGAGCGGCAGACAACAATGGATTTTCATCACCAAATTGGCAGCTGTGTAAGAGATATGTATCACGAAGGATTAATTAAACGTGATCCAACCTACAAAGCGATCATCAAAGGAATACCGCCGAGACCAAAAAAGAAAAAATTCCTGCAAAAAGGCGAACTACAAAAGTTGTTGAGATCACTAGAACTTGGGGAAGGGATAAATATGGATTGGTTCATTTTACTGGTTGCAAAAACAGGAATGCGCTTTGCGGAAGCCATTGCGTTAACACCAGCTGATTTTGATTGGACCAGAAATACCGTCAGCATTAATAAAACATTGAACTACAAAAATTCTACAATGTTTTTTCAGGATACGAAAAACAAAAGTTCTGTTAGAACGATAAGCATTGATTGGCAAATAGTTGGTCAGTTTAAACCGCTCATTGAAAATTTGCCTCAAGATGAATTGATTTTTGTAAATCGAGATGAACAGACAGGCAAGTATAAACGAATTTTTAATTCAACATACAATTCCCACCTGATCAGAAAATGCAAAGAATCAGGAATCACTGTCATCACAATGCACGGACTTAGACATACGCATGCAAGTATTTTACTCGCTGACGGGGTGTCAACTCATAGCATAGCTAAACGTCTAGGTCATTCAAGCGTGACTACTACTCAAGAAACATACATGCATATAATTGATGAATTGCAGAGTAAAGACGACGAAAAGATTCTTGGTGCATTGATGCAACTTTCCTAGTGTGGTGATTTCATGTATAGAAAATGGACAGAAGACGAACTAGTGTATTTAGAATATTTTGTTTTTGAAAATGATACTCAGCTAATTGAAGCTTCTAAGTTTTTGAACAGAAGCATCAATGCGATTAGAAAAAAATTGTGCAAAATGCGAAAAGAAGATGATTTTAGATGCTACATGCACCGGCTATGGTCTGAAAAAGAGGATGAGTTCTTAAAAAAGCACTATTTATCTATGAAAAATAAGTATATAGCTGATAGGTTAAATCGTACAGTTGGAGCTGTTGAGTTTAGGGCTAAAAAATTAGGGCTGACAAAGCACAAGAAGATTAAAGAGCTAGATACAGAAATCCGACGTTTGATTGACGAAGATTACTACCTCAGCCAAATATGCACAAAATTAAACATTAAGATGTCGTCTCTAATCGCACATTGCCAACGTGAAAAAATCCCCTATAAAAAAATGCCTAGAACTGAGTATAAAAACTATGGTAACCACGTTTGGAATGTGCAAGATAAAGTGAGATTCCAAGAATATTTAAGCAAACAAGAGTTGAAAGCGAGTGAAGAAGATGATTCCAAAGTTTAGAGCGATGAATAAACAAGAATTGATTGAAGAATTAGAATGCATAGAAGTTTCTACAGACAGCCTTGATTATTTGAAAGGTGCTGACTATGCCAACGAAAGAGCAATTAATTTAACAAAACAACTAGATGAACCGATAAAAGTTGTTGTTCCGAAGTTTGTTGCGGAATGGCTTGATAAACATAAGTATTCCACTGATATAATTGATCTCTTTTTAAGCGTTGAGTACGCAACTGATTCAGATGGGTTTATTGCTGAAAAATGGGATTACAGTGGAGAATTTTATGATTGGTTGAATAATAGTGCAGATGTACAGTTTACGTTGTGCGACGCTATGAGGTATGGCTACGAAGTCGAGAAAGAGCAATTGTATAAAGTAGTTATTGACCATAAATATTTAGTGCAACTTTTTAGTGGTAGAACTGATGCTAGACTTGTTGAGTATGAAGAACTATCAAATTGGCACGATTCGGCATATAAACTCACAGAACAAGAAATCAAAGCAATTGATGAACGCTATTGGTCGTTTGCTGTGAAAGTTGATGGTGAATAGATGAAACGCAACTGGAAAAGTGTAATAAATAAAGTTAGTGGCATTGCAATAATGATTCTTGTAGCAAAAGCAGCCGTGAGCTATTTCGTGTATGGCCATGACATAACAAGCAGTGACCTCGTTTATTTCCTTTCATGCTCGTTTATTTTGGGGTTAGGGCTATATTTAGGAGGTTCAAGTGTATGAGTTATCCAGAAGTTTATATCTTAGGAAGGCAAGTCGATGGCGTTTATGTTGAGTATTCAGAACCATATCTTTCAAAAAAAGAAGCTGAATTTGATAAGCATCACTATGAAATGGGCCAATCAATGTCACATGATGCTGGCTCTTGGAAAATTTTAAAGTATGGCAGACCAATTACACTGGAGGTGCAACATGGGTAAGAAAAAATCAAAAATTAAAAAGAAAAAGCGTCGCTTGCAAGAAAAGGCAATTGCAAACGGCACTCAAAATTCTAAAAAATAAAAAAAGTCGGAATCGCTCCGACCAACCACATTGATATTATAACATAAAAGGAGCGATTTAACTTGATTCAATTGTTAAAAGAAGTTGATTTCAGTCAGACTAGAGCCAATGCGAGAGCCGTGTTGAAAAATTTTAGACGTTTGGACCGAATAGTTGGTCGTTCCTTAGTAGATGTTCGATCACCAATCATTACAGACATGCCCAAAGATA